CAAAATCTGCTGAGGTTGCATAGTCGTTTATGTCATACCCTAAGGGAGACATAATCTCTATATTGAACTCGTTTGGTTCAATGTATGTTAGTTTGTTCTGGGGTATGAAGTGCTTTATCAAACCCTCAGAGTAACCTGTATAAACAGAGGTTAAGGACCTGTCTGTATAGTCAGTATTATTCCAACCACTTAACCCTAATGAACTAAAGGTGGTTTCTTCAGAAAACCTTTTTACCAGAGGAGTTATGACATCAAATCGTATAACATAATCCATGTCGGCATACAGTATCTTAGATGCCAACTCCTCCTGCTCATTAGCTAACTTGAGATCCTCCTCCTTGTAAATATCAGGAAGGATTTTCTCAAGAGCTTCGTGGTAGTTTCTTCTGCTATACTTTCTAGACATAATTCATCGTCAGGGTAAAGTTGTTTAGTTGTAGAATCTCATTGATATCAAGAGTAGCCTTTCCAGTAAAGTTGGTGATTTCAGCAAGACGAACCTCATCTACATTTGAGAATATCTCCTTCTCAATCTCAGAAGGCACGAAGGATTGTCCGAACTCAATATTATCTACATTGAAATAATTTAAGACAACATTAGATATACTAGACTTAATATCACTTTCCTTGTTCTCGAATCTCTTATCAAGAGTTATAAGTATTTCTAGGTCAACTGTTCTTATAAGACCATCTACTAGAACAATATCATCGGTCAACATCTTCTTCTTTTCCATAGCCTGTAGCATATCAGACTTGAAGGAGAGGGATGCTTTTTTTAGCTGAGTAGATGACGCTCTTTGAAGCAAGTAAACATCAATTACATTAGCTGAACTAAAAGCTTTTCTTGTTACTGCTGTTGCCTTCACTTCATTTCCTATGGAATCCTTATAAGTATTTGCAAAGGAGATGTAATCATCCAAAGACACTAAACGATCCTGCTGCTTGTACACCATCTTAGCATACTTCTTAGCGTGATCAATAGATTCTGATTCCACACCTCCTGTGAAAGGTTCCGTATTTATAACTGCTAGTGAAGAACCTTCTAAAGAATCTATTGAAGCGTTGAGGTAGTTTGAAGGTGCGTTACCTCTCTGACCACCGCCAACTCTGTAAGTTATGATGTAGTTTGAGTTAGTGGGAGGAAGAACAGCAGTAATACCATCACCGAATTGTATAGTTGCTACGAAATCATCCGTGTAGGCAACTTGGAAAACCTTCATGTCAGAAGAGGATGTTGATAGAAGGGAGTTTACCTCACTATAAACACCACTAGCATCTGTGTCAGACTGAATGAATACTTGTATACTTCCGTCTACTACGGGAGAGTTTTCTAGAGTAACCTGCTTGAGGACATCAACATCAGAGAACACTCCCGTATCTACAGCAAGTGATCCTTCTATCAATACAGTGTTAGACCATTCGGTTCCTGCATCACTGTCGCTCTCATATAGGATTATCGAGTTGTTCTCATTTGGATCATCTATAAATCCATTGGTTGCAGTGTAGAGTGTGTAATTTACTGGCTGACCGTCAAGAGCCGAATCTACCTGAAACACTCTGCTAGGTGCTTCTATAGTTAAGGAACCCCCTGGAGATAGGGCAGTATCTGAAGTTACCGTACATTTCGCTGCCGCTGATCCAGGACCTTTCAATCGTACACCAATTATGTCGAAAATCTTTCTAAGGTTTGCAGGGGACTTTACCGTCTTTAAGAACATCTCATGAGCTATCATGTCAGTCTTCATGGACATGACTGAACCCATGTAAGCAATCATCTCTACAAACATCATACCTAAGTCTGACTCAGCAAATAGGTCATAGTCCAGAGGGTAGACAGCTTTGATATAGTTTATTAAGTTATTTCTAAGGGTCAGGAAGTCGGTGCCTGCGTAATCAATTAAAGAGGTCTTCTCGTCCTCTTTAAAGATGACAGACTTCATAAAGTCTGAACCCGCGTTAGTGTAAGGGATGTTGCTCATGTTGTGAACTCCAGAGGTATTACCTCATTTGTATCTTTTTCTTTAACTGCTAGATAAACATATATCGTAGGTATTCCAGAGTTTAGAGAATCATCAACCTTGACATTGATAGAGGTTACTTGGCAGTTGGGAATGTACAACCTTATTTGATTTGTAATCTCTCTCTGTAGGTTCTGTAATAAAGAATCATCTAGCTGCTCAAAAACATAGGATCTTAGGTCAACACCGAAGTTGGGGAGGAATATGCGTTCTCCTGGGCTTGTAAAGATAACCTGCTTTATTTGCCCCATCAAAAGATCTCTTCTAGAGGATTTCTTAAATAAAACCCCTCCCTTACCAAAAGGAAATCTAGTCCCGTAAATACTTCTATCTACAGGAGAGGTAATGGATTTAACTGTCTGCTTTGTGGGTGTTATGCCGTATAAAACCATTATTCCTCCTATGTTTGAATGTTCTTGAAGAAGCCTTGATGTGCTTCGTAATTCTTTACAACCTCATTAGTAGATAGGGGTTTAGAGTAAATCTTTAAACTTCCTAAGTGACCTCCTAAACCACTATACAATCCGTTGGATGGTCCTGAGAATCCTCCTCGTATAGAAGATGCGTCTAGAACATAGCCTCCAACACTTCCAGTATAACCTCTCACATTTAGGTCGTAATCAGCAGGATTTTTAGTAGGATGATTGCCAGTAATCTGTAAAGGTATTCCGTCAGTCCATCCCCCACCTATAATCCAAGGAGTAAAGAATGGGTCATTCCTAGGACCTTGGATGAAGTCCTTAGACTCAGACTCAGGTATGGACCCAGGGTAGTCGAAGCTCGCTACATCACCTAGCTTCTTAAAGCTAGGGATCTGAAGAGGTTTTCCTGGATCAGTTCCAAAGATAGATGATATGGAACTTTGAATCAACCTCTCACCATCTAGGTAAACGGTCAGAGTGTCCTTAGAGAAGTCGAACGAGATGTTAGTATGAACGAAGGTGTTGATAGTGTCGTTAAAGGAAGTCCCTCCTGTAGTAGTTGTAGTTACAGGAACAGCCAGTCCTCTATACATGGATCTATCTGCCTCACAGTCATCTAGTCTTATAAACGAGCAGCCATCCTTTGAGAATGATTGCATGGGTGCTATCACAAAATAAGTGTTTCCAGGTGTGTCCCTTGCTGCAAGATAAGTTCCATAATTATCAATAGGGTTCAAGGTGCCGGGAGGGTCTGGGTAATCAATCTCAGTATCGCCATCTACATCTACCGCTCCAACAGTAAAAATAGGAGCCCGTGTAAACCCTATAAACATACCGCGAGTATGGTCAGTTGTGAAGTCGTTGATCACAGATCCTGAATCTCCAACCTCTACACCACCCGTATTCTCGTTAGCAATAATTGCCTTGAAGAAGTTGAAGTCCGTCCAAGAAGCGTTGTCTTGGTATAGATTCAAGGAACTTACTTCTGCCGAAGCATCTAACCCGCTATCAAAAACCTTAATCTCGAAGTTGTTATTACTTGAAGTAAAGTTAGGCATGTGAATCCAGAAGTCGAAGGAACAACCGCTAGGATCGTACATTAGATTTTGTAGCTCTGCTGTAGCAGGAAGTCTTCCATAAGTTCCAACTTCCTTCCTTCTAATAAAAGTGTTGTCATCCTTATCAAACTTTACTATACCACTAAATCTAGGTATTGCTAAACCCTTAGGGAATGCTTCTGCCCTCGTCTTAGCTACAAGCTGCATGTCTTGCCTAGAATCACCCGTACAGTTTGCTACATTGTAAAACTCTGAACCGTTGGATTCTATTTCAGTATCCAGGAAGTTATAGACGGATATTAACTTATCAGTTACGATAGGATCGTTTAATGTCAACACGGGAGCGATTGAAGATTGTGCTTCTTCATAACCTCCTATATCTGCAAGAGATCCAGTAATGTTTTCGTTAACATCTAGGTAAGCCAGCGAAGCACTGTTGCTTGCATTCTCCTTGCCAACAAATACAGGTTTGAATGGAAGCACAACTCCACTCACCTCACCGTGGTCTAATACAAGTCTCTTCTGCTTCTCTAAAGCGATGTCTAAATGTATCTTGCTGAGATAGCTGAAGTCGTTTACCGGAACCTTTCCTGGAGCATACATTGTATCAATCCCAAATAGGTCAGGTGCCTTAACCGCAAGTTCAATCTGCTTTTTTCTTCTTCGTATCTTATTATCAAACAACTCTATCTCAGAATATATCTGCTGTTGTATGTTGATATAAACGGCAGAACTCGTTCCATAAATAGCTTGGATCTCTTTTCTTTGAGAATCTAGTTGGCTGATGACTAGGTTCTTGTTTCCTTGCAGAACTTCTAGCAAGTGATCTTTGCTGTAATAATTCTTAAGAAGCTCAGACTCATCAATCTTCTCAATGTCTAAGATCGTATCAACATACCTATTAAGATCTCTAACAGTAAGCTGAGTACCTCGACCACCTAAGTTAGGTGCGTGATCCATTTTCCACTTAGAAGAATTGGGAATGAAGGGTAAGTCTTCTATAGTGGGAACATTACCGGAGGCTGCGTAGGTTCTGTTTTGAGAGTCGTAGTACAGACCGTCCACGGACAATATGAAAGAACCTTTAGTTGATTTAGGAGGACCGTAGGTTAGTCTGAAGATACCGTCTTCACCCTCTACCCCATCAAGCAGAAGTGAAGATGGGTCTGGGGACAACCCAGACTCTCTACCTGCAAGGATTTCTGCGATGTTACCCATGATTACAGTAGCATCACTTATGAACTGCTCCGCAGAGTCTATCTGAGACTGATATAAGGCCAGTTGTGCCTCGGTTGGTGCTAGGGCTGCATCACTACCTCTTTGCCTCTGTAAATGCGTCTCGTAGTCTTTAAGGCAGTCCTTGATACCTTCTATGTCCTCGGCTATGGCAGCAGCGGTCGAAGCTATCTCATCCAAGAATGCAGCAGCCCCCGCAATAGCACCGATTGCATTTCCTAGTGCAGCCCATCCTGCATCAATTTTAAAAAAGGTTTGACCGTCTATTTCATCTTGAGCAAGACCTAGGAACTCAAGTATCTCAGCCTTAATATCTGCGATAACTGACCTAGCAGCAAGAACACCTTCGTTCATGCTCATCATGATTGTAGCTAGAGCATCTCCAGGCAATAGGCTTAGTGCTCCTAAACCAAGCTCCATCATACATGCTGGTACTCCGAAGGTTGGTATGGAGTTTGATCCTACGGGAAAGCTTTCTCCGAATATATTAGGGTTTGATGCCATCTTAGCCTGCTCCTGGTACTGGTGGTTGTGCGTCTAGGTTTGTGGGTCTTGGAACGATTGGAAGTCCGGTTACACCGTTTTGCAAGTTCACTAAAGGTGCATTAATATTTATAGCAGCAGTGGCTGTTAGGTTAATTATGGGAGCCTGTATATCTACTGCCGCTGTCCCTGGGCTTTCTGGGGCTAGTTCCCCGGTGCATCTTACTCCTGCGTATAAAGGACCTCCTGCAATCATTTGGGCAATGTGACCTCCATGAGCTTGGAATGCACCTCCTGTAGGTGAGACAGAAGGATCCGTTACGGCAACTATAGGAGTTATACCCGCTTGTAAAAATATCCCATTGAAGGGGTTTGCAAAAGGACCGTAACCGTAAGTCCTCAAGCATATTTGGTTGTAAAGAGATTCTACAGTTACTTGTCCAGAGAAGGGATCAGTAGCGTTAGATACATTCATGCCGATGAACTGAGCGTTGTTCTTGATCATAATCGACCTAGCCTCAGCCGCAGCTTCTACCCTCACATTACCTTTCTTGCTTTTAAGAACAGTATTGCGTTCACCCTGAACAAGTAAAGAGCCTGGGCCATGATCAACACCTGAGAACTTTCTAGGTCCGTTCATTCTTATCTGAGTGTCTCCTCCTCTAGTTCTAAGGTGAATGGACTCATTCTGATATTGCCTGTTCAAGGTAATAGCGTCTGGACCGTCTGCCAATTTGACATAGGACTTTCTAACAGTGTCACTAGATTTATCAACCAGTTCCAGAACTCCTCCCATATTGTCTCTTAAGGATATGGTTCTCTTTAATCCATCTAATTCTGATAGCCTCTCGTCTGATGGGTAGTTCTCTATACCCTCTTCAAGCTCCTGTTGTCCGACCGCCGTAATGGTTGACATATAAAATAGAGAAGGGTCATTGTCAGCCTGGGCTATTAGAACGAGATCCCCTTTTGTAGGGTAGGCTGTTAATCCACCACCTCCCATTTTTTGAATGTACTTACTCCTGTTAAAAGGGGATGTATACAGCACGGGAAGTGAGTCTCCCCCTCCTGCATCAGATCCTATGATTTTACAATGAATAAGTGTAGGGTCTAAAGGATCAAACACGCTTGTCACTAGTGCCGTAAATAAGTTCATTCTGAGATCTCCATTCCTAAGTTAGCTGATATGTTTAAAGCGTTTGATATAGGGTTTCTTATAAGAACTACTTCTGTATAACAATCACCTTCATCTATTACATGCCTGTAGCCATATATCTTATACAACCCGTTAAGAACACTTATGGCAGAAAAGTTGCTTTGAGAGCTAGTAACAAAAGGGTTATTGTGAAAGAAGAAGGCGGGGTGTCCAATTTTGCTTTCATCTATATAAAAAGACGGATGTGTCTTTATGACAATTTGCCTCGTTCTCTGTGAAAGATTATTTATATACGCTAAATAACTCGTTAACGCTTTAGGGTTAATTGATTTATTAGCAACTTGACTGGAATTTTTTAACTCATCAATTATAGATGAATATAAGGTCCTAAGATTTTTAACTTCTTCGGTTTCTCTTATAGGCTTATTATAAACCGTCTCTAAAATTCTTACTATAGAAGTATCAGAAAGTGTCTGATTAATAGCATTTTCTACTAGTGCCTCTTTCTCATCTTCTGTCAAATCATAAAAGGTTCTAGTATACGAGTCTTTCATGTAATCCCTTGCTGATTTGTACCCTTCATTCTTAGCTACTGAAAAGAAGTTTAAGAATTCACTAAAGGAAAACCCGTCCTCTTTTGAGGTTACTTCATAAACATTTGAATTTTCTGCGCCTGCTATGAATATCTCAGAGATTTTAAGGATAGTGTTTATTTGAACATCATTAAATCTTAAAGCAAACTCGTCTGGTATGATATTTTCTCCAGAAGTTCCTGAAATATAAGATTCACTAGTCCATTTCTTTAAGTAATCTGTCAGTCCTTGTTCCGCAGATCCTATGACAAACCTTGACACATTACAGTCTGTCTTTTTCCATTGCCCATATTGGAATAAGTTCTGTGCTATAAACTCTTCATACAAAGAAAATTCGTTCTCAGTAAACAAAATATCTATTGGAAATATTAAAGAATTTATAAAGTAATCATCCCCTATTAAAAGAATATTTCTAGGTTTAACACCTTTTTTGTGTATTATCCGATCCTCTCCTATGCTGGATTTTTTAATAAAAGTCGTTCCAGTCAGGGTTGCGGTATTGGTTTCCTGTCTCTCTATATCCCTTAACTGTTGATTGTACTCTTTTGTTCCTTTTTCAAGGTTTCTGTATTCTTCAGGAAGTTCAGTTACCTGTGCAGTGTAAAGCTGTCTATAAATGTCCTCTATTCTTTTATCATTTGAAACATTCCTGTAGCTTATATCATTAGGGAAGACTCCAAACTCTTCATATAAATTCCTTATGATGTTGAGAACTCTTTGTTTTTTACTTATATTATCTTCCTGCCCTAACTCTAGTTGTAAAGAATACTTGAACCTAGACTTCTCAGTTGTTGGTGTTTGAAACTTTGGATCAAATTGTGCAATAAGACCTCCCTGGTATATACCAGTAGTAGATTTAATATTGTCTTTAGTTACTTTTATTCCTACCCCACAGTTCTTTAACCTGCTATTTAACGCATGAAGTCCTTTAGGCCCAACCACAGTCTTTTTCATTTCAAACTCTAGTGCTGGGTTTAAAAATACTATCCCGTGTAAGGTATCCTCGTCCAAATAGCCTTCTAAAAGATCTTCTATGGCAAAAACTATGTTAGATGTGTTATCAGCATTAAGTTTTTCTCTCTTATTTATAAGTAAATTTATGGGAAGGTAATCACCTTGAACATTATAAACTGCGTCGTAAAGTATGGGAGATTGATACTTGCTATTTGCTTTTGGAAAGTAGCTAGGTGATCCTTCTTGTGAATTTGTCTGTACAGGCTTTATTGGTAAATCGGACTCCTTCTCATTTAAAACATTATCAGCTAAAAGTTTTACAAATACTAAGTGCTCCTTACCACTATCCTGATTTATCATCAGATTTTTTATTATTACATGCTTATATCCTGAATAATTTCTAAATCTTTCATCACCTATACCGATATTAATATAAAGATCAGGCTGTGCATTTAAAGACTCTAACGCCTTTTGAAGTTCAGGTATGGCAGTCTTCCATTGATCTGAGTTTCTAAGTATGTTTAGAGCATTTTGAAAACTTGCTTCAGAGGCAGTTTCTTTTTGATCATCGGTTAGCCCGTACTCTCCTTGATCTATGGTCATGATCTGTCCTTTAGCCCTGGGATCTCTCTTTACATTATTTCTTAAATATTTAAGATACTCGCTTTTCCATACCCTAGCTATCTGTTGGTCCCTAGCCTTATTGCCTACATTACTAAAATTTGTAAAGTAAGCCTTTAGAGAATCAATATAGAATGTAAATATCTTAGAGATAAATAACCCATCAGGATCTATAAGTTGTAAATCAATACCGTATTGATCCCCATCCCATTCTTCGCTGTATGATATTAAAGTACCATCCTCATTACTTAATACAATTCCTGACTCTGGGATTATGCTTCCGCTGCCAGGGTCAGAAGTTGATAAAACAATGTAAGGTGATCCTACAAAGTTCGTTGTAAGTGGTACGCTCATTTTATATCAGGTATTTTGATAAAGGTTCCAGCTTCATATCCTTCAAAAGGATCCTCAATATTATTATATTGTAACAGCAACCACCATCTACTGACAGTATCGTAGAATGTGTATGAAGTTAAGTCTGGTCTAATATCGTGAGCTAAAGGAACGGATCCGATATTGTATTCATACTTTGTATCAAGTGTGGATATAAAATCATCCATGGTTGAACCTAAAGATGTAGTAATCGTCTTTCCCTTGTGAGAAACTAAGTTAACTCCATAATCGTATCTACTACTAGCCATTATTTACTCCCTTGATCTTTAGTGTTTGGAATTATGTTCATAGGATCAAAAGTCGCAAAACCTTCCTCTATGAAAGAATCCCATCCAGGCATCATGTCAGCCGAAGCTGCATCAGTAGGATCAAAGTCTCTTCCTCTAAGTCGTACTTCACGAAGCTTCATGTTCACTTTTAAAACCCTAGGAAGAAGAGTTACTTCGTCATACCCCGCATTAGGATCATGTGATATATTGTAATCAGTTGCTATACAAGGTACATTTTGGTAAAGCATTCCATGAACTAATCTAATAATTGGAGGACCTAGTTGAGGTTTTTTAGCACTGGTCATTGTACTTCCTCTTATAAGATTAATCCAATACATTACTTTAACTGTTGCTGTTAATCTTGCGTCGGACCCTGCTCCTGTTGTAATACCTCTGGAAACGGAATTCCTAATAGGAAACGGAAGCTCCTCGAATTTTCCAGTATCATTAGGATCTCCTATGATATTGTTTATAAAATCAGAAGCAAACTTTTCATAGTTCTTGTTTAAGTTTAGAACCGCCTCCTGCCTCTGTTTGGATCTACCTGCGCTCTTACTTAGAACATTTGATTCCATGAAATAATCATTTTTGCTTACTGTTGATTTCTTTTCATGAGTTGGAGGCTTTATTAAAGTGTGAGCCATAATATTAGGAAGAGTTAAATTAAAATTTACATCGAAAGATCTAGACTTAGATCCCAGATATGTGAAGACAGATCCGTTACTTCCTAAAGGAGTATACTCAGAATAGTTGGTTTGTATGCTCTCTCTTACATCAATATTTTCTGCAAAGTGCAATACCCTTACTATGGATTTAATTCCAGTATTAAACTCAAAAACAAACTTGGACCTATTCTCTAGCTGCCTGTCAACTATGTCTTTCATTAGTAATCCTTCCTAACTTTAATTCTTTCTCTAACCCCTTTCTTACCATATCCTACTAACTCTCTAAGGTAATCGTTCGCCTCAGATTGTAGAAGTTCAGATAATGGATTTAGTTCAGCACTTCTAAGTAAGAAGTCTATACCTTGAAGTCGTCTTGCACTTAAGTAACTTAGCTCACTTTCAGCCACCTTAACATTTAATAAGTCTTTTGTCCTTTTTTGTTTTTCTGCTGTTCCTATTTGCTGTAGACTATTAGCTGAGTCAGAGCTTGCTTGCTGAATCGCGGTTAAAGTTTGGAATACCTTATCAAACCCTCCTTGTTCTGCTCCAAATAAAGAGAATACAGAATCAACAACCGACGAAATAGCATTTACAATAGTTCCTATTAAAGAACCTATCAACCCCACCACTCTAAATACCAATGAGATGACAGGGGTAAACGCTGCTACAAAATTTAATAAGGAAGTTCCTACTATGGATAAACCTCCTATAAGGTATTCAAAGGAGGGTTGTAAGTTTACTATAGCGGCGTTAAAAGGAGCCAGTAAATTCTCTTTAATAACTGAGACAAGCTCACTTATACGATCTCCAAATGTTTCTCTAGGAGAACCTTTCTTAAGTTCTTCTGCAAGTCTTACAGCCTGAACACCTACATCACCTACGATAGGTCTCAAAGCTTGAAGCTGTCTAAGAGTGATGTTACCTTGTACACCTAAAATAGATTTTACTTGCTCGCCTGCATTTATAATTAAGTCTCTTTGGTTTCCAAATCCCTTAGTTGCTCCTGTGGCGATCTGATTAGCCAGCCCTTCTAGCCCTACTATTGCTAGTTGATTTTGATTTGTCGATACACTAGTGAGCGTTCTTGCAAACGACCCTGCTAATTTAGCATTTTCCTGTCCTACATTTGCAGCGAGATTAGCCGTAAAACTTGCAGCAGCCTCAGCACCTCCTAAAACATTTAAGTCTAGCAAATTAGAGGTTAGTTGATCTATGGCACCTACTAGAGAATCAGCAGTAACTCCGAATGTTTTAGAGAGATCTATAACTTGTTTTGCTAAACCATCAATAGATCCTTCTGTCAAACCTCCAAGAGAGAGTAAAGACTGTGAAAGCTGGAACAGGGCTGCGGTATCTTGACCCGATAGCTTCAACCTAGTGGCTAGATCTACAAGGTTCTTATTGTTCTTTTCAAAACCTAGAACTCGCAACTCTGTTAAAGCTTTTGCGGCCTGAGTTAACCCACCTGTAGTATCTTCTAACGCATCAATATTACCAGTAATGCTTGATCTGAGATCTGAGTTTATTACTGAGAGTCTTTGATCAACCTTTGTGATGTCTTTTAGAGAGTCGGCTAATTTCTCACCTACTGCTGAAAAGACTACTTTAAGACCTTCAACAGCAGCAACTGTGGTTCCTAAAGCACTCGTTAATGCCCCTAGCTGACTTAAAGGTGTTGCCATTATCTCTTCTCCTGTAGAATGATTCTATTAAGGTTAGACATCCTGCCCGTCGATATAAATGTCCTGTATTTGTCCTTACCCAAGATCAATCCAAACAAGCTGGTGATGTACTTGTACGAGGCTATCTTAGTGTAATCCTTATATTTATCTAGAGAAGAAAGCAGAACCCTTAAAGATTCACTAGATAGGTGGTCAACTACAAAGCAAGAGAACAGCTTGTTCTTAGTATTCCTATTTGTAAATATTGTGCTAGATGCACCCGTCCTCTGGTTAGATACAGCTAAAGCCATAAAAGGTGATCCATTATAAGAAAAACTTAACATGTCTCCTGGTGATAGGCTGTTTACTGAAGGTATTCTCTTCTGGGTAAGGTCTAGCTCAAGATCAGTAAGCTCCTTAGCCTGTTTAAGCTTGCTCTGTTCCTGCTCCAGAAAGTTAGAAGATTTTTTTGAATACTTGGGCATGTCAGGGTATAATATATAAATATTTATTAATCCTGATGAGCATTGATAGTTATGAAATTATAGAGTTTATAGATTTACTAGATTATACATTTAGTGATAAGTTTGTTGATAAATGGAGATATAGGTTCTCTACTGCATTTATTAAGAAGTTTCAGTATAAGCTATTGAAGACTGTTTCTGATAAGAAACCTTTAAAGAAGAAAAGCTTGTATCACTATATGACAAAGAAGTGTAAGTATGCTGACGAACAAGTCCAGGACTTCTTTGAGGCTATTGAGATTGAGATCTACTATCCGCTGGTGATGTGATGTTTTGTGATACCATAAGTAATTCCAAGCGTGAAACCTTCCGCCAGTGTCGGCTCAAGTATAAATATAACTATGTGAACCGTTACGAAGACACTGATCCTGGGAACACTGGTGCTTTGCACTTCGGATCCTTTATACACGAAGTCTTTGAGCACA